CTAAACGCGTTCGTGACGAACACGATGTTCGTCCGCTCCAGCACGAACGGCACAGTATTGGTGACCACGACCGTGTTCGTGAACACATGCACCACCGGTGCGTCCGTCCAGGTCACCTCCTGCTTGTATGCCCGGTCCATTGTTGCGCAACCGCTCAGAGCGCCGATCAACGCCAACGTCGCCGCCACCGCAGCCGCGACGAACCACCCACCGACCTTTTTCATTATCACTTCTTGTTTCTCCTCCGCGAGCAGCGAAGTTGGTCGCGACACTGCTCCAGTACTTTTGTGTTGTTCTCCAAACACACGACCAACTTCGCGTTAGTCGCGCTCTGCTCGGCCACCACGCCGCGCAAACTCTCCTGGTAGCAAACACGCGACTGCTTATGGTCCGCCATGAGCCGCTCGTGCTGCTTCACGAAATACCGCACCACCCACACCCCGAAGATGCCGAGCAGCACCAGGCTGGCGATGAAGAGCCATCGGTCATTCTGGGCCGCGGCGTGATCCACGCTGTGAAGAAATTCCGCAGTGTTCATAATTCCCTTGCCTTGCTATGCCCTCACCAGTCGCACAGCGCCGCTGCCGCCGTCTATCGGCGCGCCGTATTTGGAGAGCATCGCTTGCGCGACTCGCGAAACTACGCCAGGCGTGTCGCTCTTGCTGTAAACCGTCGTCGAATTGTTGCTCGCCCCGGTCGCACCAGCACCGGCCGCGTCCGTATGCCCGGTGTGGACCGAGGTGATTCCCTCACCAGCCGGCGCTGCGGTGCGGTCCGCAATCAAAAGCTCTCGCGCCATCTCGCAAGTCGCCTGCAGGACCGGCACCGGCACCAGGTCCGGCTCTACGAAGTTATCGCTGACCCAGCCTAGCAAGGTCACACTCACTGGCCCGTTGTCCGGATCGAGACACCGCTCGCGCGGCCACTGAAGCGCCTGCTCACCATGCGCCCGGAAGCCATTGAACTGGAACTCCGAATCAATGAGGCGCGTCGCCATCACCAGTGCTTGCGCTTTCCGATCAGATGTCGCCCCTGTCCAGGCGCTCGCATACAAATGCCCATCGAAGTACGCGTCACCATCCGCCACGTTCGCGTAGCTATTCGCATCCGCCCTCCCGGCCCCATCCTCTTTAATCAACGTCAGCGCCATGTCGCCTCCTACAGCCCAACATCAATTTCCAACTGTTCCGAGAATGGTCCCAGGACGTCGCCGTTCCGATAGCGAGCCTTGTAATAGAGAATGTCCTCGGAATCGGTGATCGCGGGGTGCGAAAAACTTTCCGCATCGCTGCCGACAGTCGCCAAAACCGCGTAATTGCTTGTCGAATTCCGCGAGAACCAAATCTCCAAGCTCGCAACCGGCCAGGTCTTGTGATCCACGGAAATATCGAACGTGGAACTCACAAGACCCCCGCTCACGCTATAATTGCCATTGCTCAGCGTTACGACCGGCAGCGGCGGCGGCTCCGGTGGCGCACCAGCGCTGTGCCGCCGCCGCTTCTGCGACCGCATCGCCCACCACGCCCGCACGACGCTGCTCACGCGCCTATTCGGTCGGTTTAGTTGAAGTAACCTGGCCACGCTTTTTGCCTTGCTTTAGTTTATCGCCGCCAACCGGCTCCTCTGGTTTCGGAGCCGCCACCGTTTCAGGTCGCTCCGGCTGCACTGGAGCGTCCGCCGAAGCGGGTTTGGCGTCCGCTGGCCGGCTGTCGGTCGGAACTTCCACCGGCAACAACGGACACCTCACCCGCCGAATGATTGGATACAACCCGTTCATCTGGTTTGTTTTCATGTCTGACTTGGGAACCACGACAGGATGCTCTCAATCAAATCGCATTCGCGCCGATCGCGACCTGCTTCCAATTCGTGCCATCGCTAATTGCCAGGCAAGGCACGCTGCCTGTCCCGCCAGCGCTCAAGTGAATGATGCGCCGCGGAAACTTTGCCGCCGTCACGCCCGCGGTATTTGCGGCCGCAACATTGGTGAACGTCGGGATCTGAATCACTTCGCCCGACCGAATCTTCTCGAAACTCCAGGGAATCAATTTGCCCATAATCGCTTTGCCCTCAGGAAGGAGAGGCGCGCTTGCCACGCGACCAGCACGCCTCCGGTTCAGTTGTTGTGAGTGATCGCCACCAGCCGCACGTTTTTATTTTCCCAAACGCGCACCCAGTTCGCCGCCGTCTCCAGTTCCGCGTTCGTAGGCGTATCACCAGCCACACTCGCGCTCGTGAACTTTACGCCGCGAGGATGCAGAATGTACCGGCGCCGGTTGATCAGCACCGTGTCGCTGTCCAACGGGACCCGCGCCATTTCGACACCCTGCGTGCCGAAACCACCCTCCAGCGGCGCTCCGTCCAACGGCGCTACACCCTTCGCGAACGCGCCCTGGCCGAAGAGGTAGGTCGTGTAAACCGTCCCATCCGTGGTGCCCGCCCGAGTAGGCAAGCTGTCATCCACCACCACGCGCCGGCCCTGAAACGTCGCCAGGCTCGGCTTGCCTTCGCTGTCCGGCAGGAAGTCAATCAAGTCCAGCTTCTTCAACGCCGCCTCCGTCGCCGAGTGCATCGCCACCGCCGTCAATCGGCTCGCCGCATCGCCCAGCTTCGCGCACGCATCCACGAACGTCGCACCGTTCAGCTTCGTCGCCGAGGTCGTAGCAGCCACCGACTCCGAATGAATGCCGAGCAAATTGCCCGCCATCGAAGCCGCGCCGAACATCCCCTTCAGGCACGAAATGACCAGCCCCTCATCCGTGCGTGCCCAGTAACCGCCAACCAAGTCCACGATTGCCTGCATCGGATCATCGCCCGAGATCACCTGGGCCAGGTGATTCACCGACCAGACCTGGCCGTCGTTGTGAATCCGCGCGATGTCCTGGTCCGCGAAGATTTTGTTTACCGTGAGCGACGCAGAATCGCTCAGGATTTGTCGAGTCGCCGTCAGGTCCTTCCAGAACGGCATCCTCACCTCACGTCCGCCACTCTGCGCAAGCACGTCGAACTCCGGTGCGCTCTCGATGATGCCTGACCCGCCAAAATTCGAGAGCTCCGCCGTCCGCTCAATCGCATACTTCTCGAACTCCGTAGGGATGATAATGTCCGCCACTGCTGTCTTTGCCATAGTCTATCGTCTCCAGTTGTGATTCGCGTCAGCTCAAGCTGCGGCTTTCAGCCGGACCGCCAACTGCGGATCGGATTTTTGCAACTTCATTTGCTCCGTTAGGTTCCACGTATCCTTGCGGAACGGGTTCCTCACGGACCTGGTCGCCCTCGTCGCAGCGCCTCCCCCGGAGGCGTCGCCGGCAGCCCCGCCACCAGCATTGGACTCGAACAAATGAGGAGCTTCGCCAACCTGCAGATCAGCCCACTCCTCCAAATTCATCGGCGTTATTCCATCCCTACCCACACGGACTGTCTTGCCGTCGCTTTCAAACGCCGTCGGCACGCCATTCACCAGCCGAAACACACTCCGCGCCCGCGCCGTAATATCAGGGATCGCTGTGGGTCGTAGCCCCTTCTTGGTCGCGACAGTGATCACGCCTTGGTCAATCTGAATCGCGGTGAGACGCGCATTCAGTGAGTCCCGCTCACAGGCTACGGCCGTAAGCTGCTTGTCCCAATCCGCTCTGGCCGTCTTCAGGCGATTCTCATAAACCTTCTCCACTTCGCCAGCCTTGATCTGCTGCGTCTCTTCGAGTTGACGCTTCTCATCAGCCAGTTTATGCACCTCCTCAGGGTCGATACCCTCAAAGCGCTTTTTCTGATCCTCAAGTTCCCTCTTGAGCGCGATGTTCGCGCTCCGAAACTCATCGTGTTTGGCTCGTTCCACGACGCCCCCATCCACGTCAAGCACCCACTCACCATCACGCTCCACGTAGAGCCCCTGCTGATCCGTTGGGACCTCTTCCTTCGCCTTGAATTTGTATTTCAGTGCCATAATTAACCCACCGCCTGTTGTTGCTGCTGTTGTTGTCGCTGCACAGGCTGAGCACCTCGATCAGCCTGGCCTGCCCGAATGAGCGCCACCTCATCCTGATTTGTGCGTCCATCCGGCAAAATCTCGCCCCGGCGAAATAGTTCAAACATGGTGTCGCGGCTGATCGCGCCGCTCTGCCAGGCCGCGACCACGGCTTGGAGCTCCAGGCTGTCCATGCCCTTCGTCCCAAAGTCGGTGTTCACCGACAGCAACACCGCATCCTCGGGCACCGCTTCCGGCAAGTCTTCCGTCGAGTTCCACCAGTAAACCCACTTGAGCACCTGCGTCAGCGACTCGCTCGCGCTCGTCGCCACGCCGCTCAGCACGCTCTGCTCGCCGCTCTGGCGCAGCTCAATCGCCTGCGCGGTCTCCGCGACTCGTTTCTGGTCTTCGAGGAGGCGCGAGCCAAGGATCGACATCAGCCTCTCATCCCGATCCAGCGCCCGCTCGAACGTGGACAACCCCTGGCCGGTAAATTCCAGGAACCCAGCCGTCGCCCCCGGCGCCTGTGCCACCCAGGCCGTGCTCGACCCGATCCTCAGCGTCCCCGCCTTGTCGAACCCGCTCACCCACGCAGTCGGCAGCGCCGTGTAATGCAGGCCATGCTTAAAGTCCGCATCCAAACGGTAGTGATCCAGATTGACCGCGATGATGTCCGACAGCGGCAGCCGATCCACCTCCGCCCGCGAATGTCGCGGCCCATGAAACACGAACGGGATCAGCGGCAGCGGCTTGCCCAACCGCAGCGGAATGATCGTCTCGCTCAACTCCCATTCCACTTTCGCGCCCTTCTGTTGGCCGCGCTGAGTCTGTTTCTGCCGCCAAATCTCCACCTCGTAATGAAACTCCGCCCCCGCCGCGCTCCCCGCCGGACCGCCCGGCACCAGTTTCAGCACGCGGATTTGCTCCTCCGCTAGAACCACGAACGCATCCTCGCCCGGACCAGGCTTCGCCGTCGTGCTCTCCCGCAGCACGACCAGCGTCGGCACCGTGCGACCGTTCACCCGCTCCACCCGCCAGTTGATGATTTGCTCCGCCGTGTACAGCGACACATACGCCCGCTGCTCCACCTCACCCTCCCAATCCACCAGCGACCCGGCTCGCCCAACGCCGATCACCTCCCAGGCCACATTCTTCGCGTAAACCGCCAGCGCAGTCCCCAGCATGTCCGCGTCATTTACGAACTCAGCCAGCGCACGCCCAACACCAGCGCTCGCTTCGGGCACCTTCACAAATGGCGGACGCCGGAACATCAACCCCACGTAACCCTCCGCCGTCCGCGCCGTCGCATTGAAGAACGAAGCTCGCGTCCGATACGCCGCGTATTCCAGGTCCGTCTGCGAATCCAGCCGCGGCAGGTATTTCACGCCCGCCTCCTTCACCGCGTCCTCGCCCGCCAGCACGTCCCGCGCGCGGGACCAATTCAGCGCGCTCGCGTCGTAATCAGGATGTGTCGAATTGACTGCCATCGGTGCAACCATAGCACCGGTTTTTTTCACACCGCCCGGCACACCCCCAAACCACCGACCCATCCCGTCTATAACCGCCACGCACCGTCACATACCGCCATTTTTCTTTTTGACGACTTCCCATTTCCGAGGCGCCGCTCCCGTCAGGCTATGCGCCGGAGTGCGCCTCGGCGGCGCAACCGTCGCTGCGCCTGCCAGTCGCTCACGCAACCGCGACCGCCGCAGTCCCCTCCGCCCGCCGTGCTGGCGCAAGGCGGGCTCCGGGGACCTGCGGCTCGCGCTCGGCGATCCCAACCACGCGCGACCGCAGCCATCGCGCCAGTCCCGCAAAGACCAGTCAGTTGTATGTTTAAGGATGCGGGCCTGTCACGCTGGCTGCTCGCCCCTCGTTAATTCCCACGTCACCTCCGCGGACCAACCCCCTCGCGCTGTGCGTCATCGAACCCAGCTCGCGATGCTCAGCGCCTCAATAAATCCAACGCCCCTCCCTGACCGCTTCGTTCGGGCGTCGGCCGGCAGGGTTCGCGCCAGCGCCGCAAAGACCAGTCAGTTGTGTGTTTAAGGATGCGGCGCTGTCACGAACCCTGCTTGTCGGCCGCCGCCCTGCCACTTCGCTTCGGACAAAGAAAAGTCAGTTAATTGCTAACCTTCGGGCCGGGTGAGTCTCCTTGACCTCCCACATCTCAACCCCGGCCACCGCCCACTTTATTTTATTTCTTTGCTTCACATAAATTGTGATGAAGCAAATAAATAAAATAAAGTGGGCGGTTCGCTCTAGCTGGCGTCGGTGGGTCGGGTGCCGGTGGGAGCGGCTCCAGTGTCGGGTGGCTGCGTTCTACTTCGTGCGGGTTACCTTGCCGGTGCGTTTCTGGCGTGCGTGCGGTTCTCCGGCGCAGTTTCGTCCTGGCGTTCCGTGGTGGCAGCCGTTCGTGTGGCGTTGGCTGGTTCTGTCTGGCTGGGTGCGGCCGTAGTGGGCGGCCCCTTCAGGGCACCAGTCAGTCATACGACGATTAGAGGAAGTCAGTTCGCAAAGCTCAACACGAAGTCAGTTCGCCCGACGCTCTCGGAATCGCTTTGGGCTCAGAAATCACGAAGCGATGCAATTCGCACGCCCACTCCCGCGTCCAGGCCTCCACTTCGGTTCCTGAGTCCCACCCGCTCCGGGCCTTGCCGCCCTGCGGGTGCGCGCGAGCGGGCAAGTGCCCGCCGCGCGCAGGCTCCGCTAACACCCCCCTCCCCCCAATTCTTTTTGTGCTATCGCAGAGCTAGGCTTGTGCGCTACCGCGCACGGGGGGCGGGGGGCACGCTCCGCCCGGCTAAGCGGCCCTGCGCGGCCCCCCTCCCCCATTTTCGCGGGCGACGGAAAAGTCAGCGCGCAAAGCGCGGGGAATGATTAAGTGGAAGGCGCGCTATCGCGCGCCCGGGCCGCCAAATCCAGTCCGCCGCCTGCGCCGCCGGGCGCCGCACAAGCCCTCAGCGCCAGCCGACGCAAACGGCGGATCAGCTCCGGCCCTCACTGCCGCGAAGGCCGAACGACTCGGAGGACCCCAAGGCGGCGTGTGCGCGCAGAGTTTATCGCAGAACGCTAAACTCTGCGCACACACGCCGCCCGGAAAGTTAGCGTGCCCACCGCGCAAAACCGTGTCCTGGCCCTCCCCGATCGCCCCTTCAGGCTAGGCCACAATTTTGCGCGGACGGCACGAGAGCGCGGCCCCCGCGACCCGTTACGACGAAGCGCCAGACTGCCAGCTCCGAGCGAGCTCTGAACTGGCAGACTGGCGCTTTGAATGTAATCAGTCGCACCTCTGACCGGAATTGCGTGGCGCTGGGCCTGAAGCTTGCCCCGTCCCCCTGAAAGCCGCGGCCCTGCACCACGCAATTCCGGCCAGAAGTGCGAAGAGCGCGCCCCCCGCGACCCCAAACGATTCTCAGTTAGCGCCGCCAGCTCCGGCTACGGTTCTCGGTGCGGAAGACCGGCCGCACCTGCGAGCCTGGGCCTCCACAAGGCGTCGAGTTGGATCATAATTACGACCGGCGGCAGACTCCGCACTTTCGCCCCCGCCCGCAAAGACGTAGCGGATCGGTGACAAAAGTTCGGAGCCTGCCGCCTGTTTTTTTAGGTTTGCTAGTGCGCCCGTCCAGCGAACCGGCCGTAGCATTCCACAACCGGATCACTGGACCGGCGCAGAAATAAAGACACAATCCGCGCGCGCCAGAGAAGTTTTCGCTCCGTTCTGGTGGCCGTCCGCAAGGACCTGTCATGAAGGATGCTTTCGGCTCCAGGCACAAGAGGTGTTATCTGTAATACCGCAGTAACAGCACCGGCACCCGTAATCACAGGACCCCCGGATGCTGGCGGAATTAAAGATAACACCGTCTTGTGCCCGGAGCCTTGGTCGAGCCTGTCACGCTGGCTGCAAATCCCGCCCTCGCGCCCGGCGGGGCAGCCACCGTGCCAGTCTCGACCCGCATCCTTCACGCCAGTCCCGAAACGTCGCTATTTTGGTGTTTGATTTGGCGCGCGCGGAAAGAAGCAGGCAGGGGAGGGATGAAAAAGCGCCCGGTAACATGTTCGCCAAGGAGGTGGGGATGGGGAATCCCGCTGAAGGAAACGAACCATTACCGGGCTGCACAACGTTTCACCAAAATCCGTACCAGGCGCAAGGCCAAATTTCCCATTTGCACTTGCTGCACCACTGGCTGCTGATACCATCGGCTCATGCGCGTCACTCAAGAGCACGAAGCAATCATGGCCGCAGCGGCCCACTACTTCATCGCCGTGCGCGATTACTCCCACGCCATCCACATCCTTGAGTGCTGTCAGCCATTGACAGGCTACCCCAAGCCAACACCAACAGCCCAGCGCCAGCTCGAAGCGGTCAACACGCTGCTCATGCGACTCTTCACTGGCTATCGCAAAAAGTACGTTCCAGACCAGCCCCAGCTCGCGGCACTGCGCAAGTTGTTGCGCCAGCTCCGAAAGGAACTCATCGGGAAAACGAAGAAGTATAGACGCATGCGGACCATCTACGACCTCCTTCGACACGTCGAACGCCGTCCTGGGTTTTACATGCGCGGGCTATCCGTTGAACGTATCAGCCAACTCATCGGCAGCGTGCTCTATCCTCTCCCTTTGAAATTGACCGAAGGAGATCCTCCCTTTCGTTCCTTTCCCGCCTGGGTTGACAGCCGGTATCCCAAGCATCAAGGCGGCGGCCACTCCTGGGACATGGTCCTGGTCAATGCATCTGGAGGCGACCAAGAAAAGGCATTCAAATTATTCTTTAAGGAACTCAAGGCTTTTCGGCGTTCCGAAAAAGGAGCAGAGTAGATTTCACAACCCCCTCAACCTCATCTCGATAATCCTCCGTTCCTTCGTCGCCACCAGGTACCGCAGACAATCCGCCGCATCATCCCCGCCAACGCCATCCTCGTCCGCGTCCACCTTCAGCACGTCCTCCGGCCGGTTCGGATCACGTTGCAGCCCCGGCAACGTCTCCGCTAGCCGCCCACACCGCCGATGAATGAACAGCCTCGGAACAACACTCGCGTCCGAATCTCCTAACCTTTGCAATACTTCCGCCCAACCGTTAATCCGATCCATGTTCGCCGCCCGTAAATAAATCCCCTCCCGCGCGTACTGCCCCGCGATGGTGGTCCCGTCGCTTTGCCGACTGAACACGTCCGACCCGGCAACGATCCGCGACCCGTTCGCGAACGAAAGCACACCCCGATAAGCCGAAAACTCATGTGCCACCCCGCCAAACAACCGCCGTCTCAGATCCTCGAAATGCTCCATGTTCGCCTTGCCCAGCGCAATAAAATCGTTGGTTTCGCAGTGGGGAAGAACGCCATGAGGGACTGGTATGCGCAGTTCGGCTTTCAAGCACTTGGCACGAACGCCGTCTCCGCGCTGCCCCGTCTCGTCGAATTGATGGGCGACACCAATGCACCCGAGGTCGCCGATGGCGCGATTAATGCGCTCTCCTTCGTCGGGAAGCCTGCATTCCCATACCTGACCCAGGCGTTGTCCAACACAAACCATCCGCATCGGGCTGGAATACTCGTCGCGATTTCCTACTCCATGCAGCAGACCGTAGGAACTAACGCCGCTATGCAGCCAATCGTGGCCGCGCTTAACGACTCCGACCCGACAGTGCGATATTGGGCAACCAACTGCCTGCAGCTGTATTTCCCCGAAGCCCCCACCAACTCCGCCCCAGCGCAGCCGTAGCTCTCTGCGCGCTCCCCGTCGCGCCGTCTTGGTGCGCCAAAGCTCACAGCGACGGCGAAAGCTCCGGCGAAGGCGGATGCCGATTAACACGTTAGCTCCCATCTGTGCAATCAGTGGCATCTGTGGCTACTCCACGAAACCCGCCTCGCCCACACAATGGACGCACACCTCGCTCCACCGCTCCCGCCGGCTCTCCTCCCGGCGCACCTTCCCGCAGCAAACGCACTTGAACACGCGTAGCTGCGCGCTCTCCTGCTCCATCGGCCAAACCACCCGCCGGTGCTCCCGCTCCCGCGCGACAGCCGTCCCAATCAAATCCCCTGTCTCCAAATTAGCGTTCATAAGCGTCAATTAGCGGTTCCAAATCCGTCTTCAATTCCGTTCATAAAATCGTAGCGCCTCATCACTCACCCAAACCCCCTTGAACCAATCCTTGAAGTGCAGCCCCGCCAGCGTCCGCACCCGCGACACCGCCACATACGCCTGGCCCGGTTCCCGCGCCGCCCGGATGTCCAGGTAAGCCGCATCCAGCGTCAGCCCTTGCGCCTTGTGAATCGTCATCGCGTAAGCCACCAGTTTGCGGGGGAGACGGAGGTCGTTTGGCTCTGTCCGCCGGGGGAACTGCCGGGGCCGCCGATGCCGGTTCGGCCGGATTGGACGGAGGCGTTGTGCGCGGCTCCGGGGCCGAGAAAATGAAAAGCTGAAAACTGAAATGCTGGAGAGGGGTTTAACAAAAGGAAACCAAGGAAACGAAGGCTCGGAACCGCTGAATACGCGGATTACGCGGAAGGGGCCGAAAGGAAAAGCTGAAATACTGAAATATGAAAACTGAAATGACTGGACAGAATCGAGTAAGCGGAGAGGAGAAAAGGCAACCGGACATGATGGATGACGATTTTGATTGGGAGAAGGAGCTTTATGGGGGCGGGTATTTGCAGCTCGACCGGGAGCGGGACCGGATGAAGAAGCGTGAGTTTTGGCCGGCATTGGATGGGCTGGAGTCTGGCGTGGCGCTGATGGTGGATTGGGTTCGGATGTTTGGTTCGGCCGTGGATGAGATCCTGCCTTTCCTCGAGGTGACGGGAGAAAAAACGGAGTCGTTCCCCTGCCCGGCGGAGGCACCGTGCGGGTGCCAACATGAGGTCGGCGAGACGTGCCGCGGCGAATTGACGGCGGCGTGCGGCTGTGATCGGGACTGCGGAACATATCAAATTCAGCCGGAGGATGTTTTGTTGCACAGGATTAATTTTGTCCGGTTCGGAGAGGTGATCAGGAGGGCGCTGGGGTTCGCCGCACCCAGCGCGGCGCCATACGTGGGTGCGGGGTTGCGGGAGATTGGGATGCACGAGGCCACGGCCGTTCCGGTGTATTTGAGCCTGGCTTCGGAGCGCGGATTGGCGCGAGAGGTGGCCAAGCTCCTCGGGCTGCGAGAGGGTCCGTTCCTGATGCTGACACCGACCGGGAGTAGCTGGAGCGCCGAGGTGGAGCTGATGGAGCGAGCGCGTGGTGGGGGGC